GGAAGCGGAGCTGGGGCGACCACGGGGGGGTGGGCAGTCCGACCACCGAGTACCACCTCGACGACAAGGACTTCGTGACCGGGTTCATGACGTTGAAGTGGTTCTTGGGGGAAGCCGCACGGCTGTTGAAGCCCGACGGAGTCCTCTACATGACCCTCGGAAGGGGTTGGATACTGCCTCAAGCGTTTCTCCAGGCGGCCAACGCGGGGTTCAAGACGCGTCCGCTGGTCTGGTACAACCCCGACGCGATGCCGCAGCAGCGGGGCCACCCGTGGAAGACGAATGCGAACGTCTGCCTGTTCGGGTATCGCAAGCTGCGGAAGCGGGACGGCGAGATCGTGGACTACGCGGGGCGAGGGGCCAAGAACCTATTCGAGGCGATTCCGCCGAGGGGCAGAACGCGGGTCCACCCTACTCAGAAGCCCGTGAAACTGTTCGAGGAATGGCTCAAGCAGACTCCGGGGCGGGTCTTGGACCCCTTCATGGGGGTCGGAACGACCCTCGTGGCGGCGCAGCGGTTGGGCTTGGACGGGACGGGGGTGGAGACGGAAAAGAGGTGGGTCGAGGAGGCCCAGCGGAGGCTTCGTGAAGAGAGGAACGGCGCCAGGTTCAAGTAACAGGACCGAGCTGTCGAGCCGGCCGGGTCTTCCAAGATGAGAGGCCGGATGAGGGGCTTTCATGCGGCAGCGGGCCGCGTGAGGCCCCGATTGCTACGCCAGGCAGCGGCGATGGTAGGGCCCAACGACGCCGAAGACGTGGTTCAAGAGGCCCTGGTGAGGGCCTGGAGACTCACCAGAATCCGTCCGAAGAACTGGGAATCGTGGCTCTTCCGGATCACCGTGAATACCGCGAAGAACTGGCTGCGGGCGCGGCAGATGGAAATCCCGATGGAGTCGGTGGACAGCATCTTGGAGAGATGGAATAGTGACGGAGACGCATGAGGAGTCGATGAAGCGGCGGCGGCGCGAGCTGGCGTCGATCTATCTCGACGAGGCGCGTCGTCTGCTCGATGAGATGCACCAGCCGGTCATCGTGAAGGGCTTCAGCGCCGGGAAGGTGCTCAAGACGAGGCTCGACGAGCCCGACACGATGGGCAAGAGGAACCTCATGGTTGCTTCCGCCGTGGCCATCGACAAGAGCCTCGTGCTCGAAAAGTTCGACAACCCCGACAAGCAGGGGCTTGCCCTCGTGGATGCGTTCATCGAGCATCTGGCGGGGCCGAAACCGACCGAGGAATGATCCAGGAGCTGTCCCCCAAGCAACGCGAGGCGTTCTGGGGGGCGGATGCGTGGCTCAACATCTTCGATGGGTCGGTGCGGGCGGGGAAGACCGTTGCTAGCCTCTTGAGGTGGCTCAAGAAGATTCGGGACAGCCACGAGGGCGACTTCTTGATGGTCGGAAAGACCGAGAGAACACTCAAGAGAAACGCAATCGACCCTCTGGTGGCGTGGCTAGGTCCCGAACGATGCAAGCTGCACGGCGGCAGCGGCGAGTTGACGTTGCTGGGGAAGCGCGTCTACCTGGCCGGAGCGAACGATGAGAGAAGCGAGACGAAGATCCGAGGACTTGGGCTCAAGGGAGCCTACGCCGACGAGATCACCACGTGGCCCGAGAGCTTCTGGACCATGCTGCTGTCCCGTCTTTCCGACCCGGATGCGCAGCTATTCGGGACGACTAACCCGGATCACCCGGCGCATTGGCTCAAGCGGGACTACCTGGATCGTGCCGGGGAGCTGGACCTATACCGCGTGAGGTTCCGGCTGCGGGACAACACGGCGCTGACGGCGAAGTACATCAAGAACATCACGGCGAGCTACACCGGCCTGTGGCGGAAGCGATACATCGACGGCGAGTGGGTGGCGGCCGAGGGTGCCATCTACGGAGACGTCTGGGACCCGGACCGGCACGTGGAAAGCAAGTTGCCGCCAATGATCCGGGTCTGGGAGGGTGTGGACTACGGGACGACCAATCCGTTCGTGGCTATTCTTCACGGGCTCGGGGTGGACGGTCGGCTCCACGCCTTCGCCGAGTGGCGCTGGGACTCGAAGAAACGGATGCGTAGTCTTACGGCGGGGCAGTACGGGCGCCGGCTCCGCACCTGGCACGAGCGGTTGGGGCTGGAGCCCGAGTGGGTGTTCGTAGATCCGGAGGAGGCGGGCTTCCGGGTCGAGCTGCAGCAGACGGGCTGGAAGGGCGTACGAGCGGCCGACAACTCGGTGCTGGAGGGCATCCGGCTCAAGGCCGACTTGTTGGCGCGGGACAAGTTCCGGGTCCACGAGAGCTGCGAGGGGCTGATCGACGAGTTCCCGGCCTACGTGTGGGACCCGGACGCGGACGAGGACCGGCCGATCAAGGTGGACGATCACAGTCTCGATGCGGATCGGTACGGGACCTTGTCAAGCGAGTTCCTGTGGCGTCGGAAGGTGCTGGGAGGCGAACTGGCCGCATGACGCCGCTAGATGTTCTTATCCTGGCCGTCCTGGCTCTGTTTGGCCCCGCGATTAGTGGAATCTCCGTGGCCATCTTCACCACTAGTGCCGCCCGTCGGGCACAGGGCGACGCGGCGAAGGCGCAGTTGGCGACGGTGCAGGCTCAGGCCGATGCGTCCAAGGCGCAGCAGGCGGCGGCCGAAGCGGCGATCCGCCTCGTGGAAGCGGCAAAGGTCACTGATGCGAGATTGATGGGGCTGGCTGATGGGCAACGTGAGATACAGCGTGTGGCCGTGGGAACGCACGCCATCGTCAACAACCAGCGGACCGTCCTGCTGGCCGTGAACGCGAGGCTGGCTCGGCGGATTGCGGATGAGAATCCGCACGATATCAAGGCGCAGCAGGAGGCGTTGCTGGCCGAGCAGGAGGCCGGCGATGCGCAGTCCGCTCAGAATGAGGGAGTAGGGAGAACGAAGCGATGACCGGGATCTGGTTTGGCTTCGAATGGTGGATGTGGCTGATCGTGGTGCTCCTGACGGGCATCGTGTGGGGCTTCGCAACTTGCCTTGGCGGCTGGATCTGTGGCCGGCTGCAGGCGGGACGGTCAAGGGCGGTCTAGAGGAGACGTAATAAATGGCGACGCTTCACGAGAGCGACATCCCGGGGATCTCGGCCAACGGCGCGATGTTCTTGCGTCAGCTCGCGGATGATCTGGCGCAGGGCAAGGCGGCAATCAACCAGCTCATCACCGACTTCAACGCCCATACGCACGGTGGCATCACGGCGGGCGCAGGGACGTCAGCCGCGCCGACCGCGACAACGGCAGTTCCCGTATCGGTGACCGAGGCGGCGGACCAGACGCTCTGATGCCACTTCCAGAAGGTGGGCCGCACGTTCAGTGGCCGCCGCTTGAGCACACGCACCTCTATCGTCGGTACGAGGAGCATTCCGCGTGGTACGGTGGCGATCCGAACCAGCTCTCCGATTTCTACGTGTACGGCTACGGGCGGTCCCACCGACTGGGAGACGCGCCGGGATCGGGTGCCGGGATCGGGGGGCCTGGGGCTCAGGTCATGCCGACCCACGTGAGCCTGTGGCGACTCAATTTCGATCGATTCTGGGCCAGGGCGGTCACTGCCCCGTGGCGACGCCTGATGGTGCACGTGCCGCTACCCGCTGATATCGCGACGACTAGCGCCGATCTCCTGTTCAGCGATCCGATCCAGGTTCTCATTACCGGGGCGCACGAACCGACAAGCGCTCCCGGGGCAATTGCGATTCAGGATCGGATCGATGAACTGGTGTACTCGGAGAGCATCCGAGCGACGCTGGTCGAGGCGGCCGAGACGGCAGCGGCGCTGGGTGGTGTCTATCTCCGCGTCACGTGGGACCGGGATGTCGAACCGGAGCATCCGCTACTGACGAAGGTGGACGCGGACTCGGCGGTGCCGGAGTTCAAGTGGGGACGACTCTCGGCGGTGACCTTCTGGCGGGTGGTCAACGTGTCCAGCGATACCAAGGGGGTGTGGCGCCATCTGGAGCGGCACGAGCCTGGGTATATCCTTCACGGACTGTACGAGGGGACGGCGGCAGAGCTGGGGTTCCCGCGTCCGCTGTCGCTGATGGGTCCGGACTGGACAATCACGGACCAGGAACCGGACGCCAGCGTTATCGAGACGGGCGTCCAGTGGCTGACTGCCGTGTACATTCCGAACATGCGGCCGAATCGGGTGTGGCGTGGCTCGTCGATGGGTCGGTCGGACTACGACGGCGTCGAGGCCCTGTTCGATGCGCTCGACGAATGCTGGACTTCGTGGATGCGCGACCTTCGTCTGGGCCGGGCGCGGATCATGGTGCCGCAGGAATACTTGGACGCGCAGGCGAAGGGGCGTGGCGCCGTGATGGACCTCGACCAGGAGGTATTCGAGACGCTGCCCATGGCGGTGTCTCGGGACGAGAACGGGATCACGCCGTCGCAGTTCCAGATTCGGGCAGCGGAGCATCTGGCGACCGCGTCGGCGCTGCTCGATCGAATCGTGGCGGCGGCCGGCTACTCAGCTTCAACCTTCGGACTGGAAGAGGTCCAGCGCGGTGTGACCGCGACCGAGATCATCTCCCGTGAGAAGCGCTCGATCATCACGCGGGACAAGAAGATCTCGTACTGGCGGCGTCCGCTCGCCGAGATCCTGCGAACGTTCCTTGCGGTGGACGCGGCGCAGGATTTCGCCAACCACGGAACCACTCTGCCGGATCTCCGCTGGCCTTCGGCGGTCCAGGAAGATCCCGGCAAGATGTCAGCTACCGTGGTTACGCTTCGACAGGCAATGGCGGCCTCGACCGAGACGCTCGTGAAGATGGTGCACGAGGACTGGACGCAAGAGGAGGTGGACGCAGAGGTCAACCGAATCATGGACGATCAGATGCGTCTCAACGTCAAGCCGGGCGGCCCGATCCAGGGCGGGGACGGGCAAGGGACAGCGCCGGGTACGTTTAAGAACGGCAAGGAGGCCATGCCGGCGGGTTCAACCCAAGGAGGTGCGCAGTAGTGGCAGGCAAGTCGATGAGGCCGGGGGGCGGCGGTCGCTTCGCCAAGATGGTTGC